CTAGTAAATTTAGGTGTTCTGCCGTCAACACTAGCTCCTACAATAACACAGAATGTTCTTAATGCGCCTTGGGCTTTAATAGGGAACATGCAAACTAATGTGGCTCTTATTACAGGAGCTTACGCTGTTATTAGCTCTAATTATATACAATGTACAATGGACACAACTACAGATACTTTTGCTATTCAAACTAATGATCCTGGGCACCCTCCGCAAAATTGTAATATTCTCTCAGGTCCAGGTGGTACTGGATTTGCTACAGATGAAGATTTTGTAATTTTGAATGGTTACACACCTTATCCTTATGGTGTAAGTATTCAGTTTGATGTTATGCTTAGGCCAGGCGATTTTGCAGGTGATGTTGTTAGTGATTATTATACTTATGTTGTTAACGATGTTAGTAACCAAGCGGATTTTGATTCTATATCAGGTGTTTTTACTATTAGGATACCAAGAATAAACTTCCAAAGAGCAGGGAGCGGTGGTTTTGATTGGTCTACAGTTTACGGATTCCGGCTAACTATCAAATCACCTAAGAATCCTACTACTGGACTTCCAACTGTTGTAAATGTCTGGGGTCCTTACATGGGACAAGCTTATTTTGTTATCAGGGGCGGTTCCAGCGCACAGTTTGGTACTTATCAATATGTTCAGGTAAATGTTAATAACACAGGTTCTTATCTTGCTAAATCTATCATGGGGCCACTAAGTGTTCCTGTTACACTTGACGGAATCAACGCACTTGTAAATATCCAGAATCCCACAGCTATAGATCCACAAGTTAATGAAGTTTGGATTTTCAGGACAGGTGGTAACTTAGGTGGAAACTTCTATAGAGTTATTGTATCAAAGCCACCTTTCACAAGTCCTATTTATGATAGCATGGGAGATCAGGATGCGTTAGATCTTGATATTCAGGCGAATACTCAACTGATAAGTGTAGCCCAAATTCCAGATAAAATATTTGATATCATAGGGCCAATACAAGGTAGGTGGCTTTATTTTACCACTAACTTTATGTATCCAAGTGAAATTAATGATCCTGATCTTGTTAATCCAGGTATTGCAATTCGCACTTGCGGTAGTACTAGTGAGTTATTTTTGTGGGCACGACCTGTATCAGCAAGTGTTGTTTTAGTTGGGACTTCTATAGATTGTTATTTGCTGACAGGAACTTTTAGCACTTTTCCAGATGGTACGATAGATGTATATTATCAGAATCTTGGAGTTAAGTTTCCACCACTAACTTATGATGCTATAGCTTATGGAGGGGCGGTTTATTATTTAGCTGCTGATGGCTGGCGCATGGTGCTTCCTACAACTTTCGGTAGTACTTATAGTAGCCAGAATAATCAACTTATCGTGTCACCTAATACTGATAGACTTTATAGAGGGGAAACTTGTTATGGTTACGTGCCACCTGCTATGCCTACAAGTCCAGGGCAAAAGAGATTCCCTGTTACTATTGCTAAAAACAAGCTCTGGTGTTTTGTTACAGGAACTAACGGGCGCGGAGAAGTTTATGACTTCTTGAGACAATATTGGAGACCTTATAATTATAATTTAGGTGATGCTAGCGCTTGTGTAGCTACTCAAGATAATAAGATTCTAGTGTTCTGTGCGGATAAAGCAATACGTGAATATGATTATCCAGGTTCTAAACTTATTGATGGCTTGACAAGACAGAATGTGAATTTACTGTTTACTTTTAAAGATAACGGGAAACCAAGACAGCGTAAGGATACTTATACTTTTAAGAGTCGCTTGATGACTTCAACTAGTGGGAATTTGTTCTTATCTATTACTGATGAAACAGGATCAACTATAAACATCGGGCAAACACTGTATGCTCCTAATAATAGCCAGGAGGTATTTTTAGACTTAAGCCAAACTTACGGGCTAATACTTCCAAAAGCCTACCAAGTTTATTTGCATGGTGATTTGGGTGATGTAATTCTAGAAGATTGGTCTATTGATTTTGACAGCCGGCCTGTTCCACTAACATTCTTAAGAATACAACCTACTAATCTGGGTTCGGCAACTAAAAAGAGAATCAGGACAATTCCACTTGTCATAGATACAGTTGGGAATCATGTAACTTTTATTCCTAATGTGGATGGAGTGAATCAGCTTCCAACAATCTTTACAACCAACTTTAAGCAGACTGTATTTCACTATTTTACTTCAGATGTTTTTGGTATTGATTACGGTGGCACACTTACTTGTTCTAGTGGCATGATGGAAGTTTGGGATACAGGATTTTCAGGGCAGGGACTTTCACCAGATTCTGTACAAAACTTGCCAATGCAACATGCTTTTGACCAAGTTGGGCCACTTGATACTTTTAGGTGGGGCAAGATTGTTAAGATGGCCCTTAGAACTTTTAGTAACGGTGGTCCAATTCCCTTTAAAGTGTATTTTAGTGATGCTATGATTTGGAATAGTCAGTTTAATACTATAGGAGGTGTTGAAGATGAATATATTGTAGACTTGCCCAAGGGTGTATCAGGAAGAATTCTACGAGTTGAACTTGGGCCGTGTCCTTTCACTTTTAGTAGATACTATATAAAATTCCAAGTAGCAATAAGCAGTAGTCAAGAGGATACTGAACTTAAGTGGATAACAGTACCAGGGCAGGGAATTTAACTTATGAGCACGCCAACTGATATAAGAGATCACAAAGTGGATATGTTGTCCACTAAGAATACTGATATGAAACAAAGGCGTGTTGTGAATGCTGCTAATGCTGTTGATAATGGGGATTATGTTACTTTAGTTCAACTAAACAGTGTAGAGAGTGAACTGCAAAGTGATGTTACTACTATAAATCAGAGTTTAAATAGCTTAGCTACTACAGTGTTACTAACACATGCAAGATATGGAACACATGCGCAGCGGTTACTTTTAACTCCTACACTTTATAATACTGTGCTATATGCTGAAACTGACAGAGATAACATATTGTATCAGGTTCAGAATGTGGCTAATATTCTTAAGTGGGTTTATGTGAGTGGCGTGATGTTCGGGACACTTAGCCCGGATTTAAGACCCACTGATTTAGCTACAGGTGATGTTGGATTTTTATATCAGACTACAGATACTTTTGAACTATTTAGGTGGAGCGGCACAGCTTGGGTAAATCAGACTTTAGGTAACTTTGGTTATTTTGTAAATGCTGCTTCTAATATGACTCTTACAACAACTCCAACTGATGTTCCAGGTTGTTTTATAAGTTTACCAAAAGCTGGCAGGTATCACTGTGTTTATGCTGGCTTTATGAATCTTTCAGGTGCTGATGGAGCCGCTTTTGCATCAATTGCTTTACAAGTTAATAGTGTAACTATTGGTAGTGGAGCAGCTGTACAATTTCCTAATGGAACAGGTGTTAGTGCCTTCGGAGTAACTATTTCTAACAATGCTAATTTTACTACAGCAACTCCTGGTTTAATAGCTAAACTACTTGGTTTTAAAAGCGGTGGTACTGGCAGTAGCTTTATACAAGCTGTTTATACTAATATCAATTGTGTCTGGTTAGGTAACTAAAAGAGAGGCTATTCTCATGTTTCCTTCACTTCCTGGGCTCAGTCTTCCTGGAGTTAACGTCGGTGGTGGGTTAGGTGGAAATTTATCTATTCTTGCACCACTGCTAGCAAGTCTAGGTTTAAGTGGAGTTGCAGGCGGGGCAGGGACTCCTACAAATACAAATACCACAAGTTCGTCAACAGGAACAAGTGATGTTAGTTCACAATCAGATACTAATAATACTCTAAGCACGCTGCTTAATTTCCTGAATAACTTTTCTCAAGATACCACAGGTACAACAAATACAACAGGTACAAGTGTTCAGGGCACAACTCCAACACTAAGTCCTGCAACCCAAGCTTTCATGGATAATCTTATTGGTAAATATAATGCTCAAAGTGCTCCAAGTCTAACAGGTTTTGGTGCGCAGCAAACTAATAATATTAATGTAGCTGCGGATGCCCAAAAGAAAGCTATTGATAATATTATGGCAGCACGCGGTTTAAGTACAAGTCCTGCTGCTGGAACTGCACAAACTGGATTAGAACAGAATAGGCTAAATCAAATAACTAGTATGCAACAGGGACTCCCACTTTTACAGAATCAGATGAATTTACAAAATCTTGCGGGGGCAAGTGCATTCTTTAGTGCTATTCCCAAGGGATCTATAACTACAGGTTCCACAGCTCAGCAAGGTCAAACAACTCAAAATACAACTGGTCAACAAAGTGGACAACAAACAGGATCACAAACTGGTAGTAGTTCTACTACAGGAAGTCAAAAGGGCACAACTACACAAACTGGTACTTCTAGCACTGTGGGTTCTACAGGTGGTGGTGTGGGTGGTGCCGCCGCAGGTTTGGGTGGTGGCCTTGCAACTATTTTACCATATCTAGTACAAATATTTGGTGCGAAACCTGCAACTCCCTAGCCTTTAGTTAGAGAAAACTTTTAGAGGAGACAAAACATGGCAATTCAAGAAGCAAATCTAGTAGTTCAAGCTCTCCAAAATGCTCTAGCTGGAATGCAGCGGAATCAGGAGTTTGCCCAAGATAGGGAGTTTAAGCAAAAGCAATTTGAAGAAGAACAAAAGCAGAATGCTATTCATAAAGAAGCTGCTGATAGACTCTATAAAGTACAAAAAGCTCAATTAGATTCTGAGCAGGCGCAGAGAGATTTCGCTAATTCTCAGATTTTTCAACAAACAGGAATTACACCTCCTGGAGCACAAGTTATACCAGGAATACAACCTCAACAACAACCACCTACACAAATTCAAGTTCCACAGATAAATCAAAGTTCACCTGTTTTTGGAAGTCCACAAGTTGGAGTAGGTGCAACTTATCCTGGACTTACAGATCAGGCACAACAAAAACCACTAGTTCTTAGTGATTTACAAAATAGCCGTGTCGTCAATCCTAGTGGTAGCTCACAAGTTGTACCGCCGCTGGAACAAAGCCCAAGTGTAAAACTAGCTGAGCAGAAAGCAGCAGAAGCTAATGCTAGGAAAATAATAGATCAACAGTTACTTCAACAAGCTGAAGAGAAAAGACAACTTAATGTTATGCAAGCCACTCAAGTATCTGAGGGTGAGCGAATGTTAAAAGTTATGGGACAGGAACATACTTATAAACAAGCGGAAATAGCACAACAGCTACAGGGGAATAAAGATCTTGAGAGTATGCGAGCAAAAGCTCAGCTAGATGTTGCTAGAATGAGAAGCGGCGGTGGTCTTGAAGATTTTGCACAAATGCCTAATGCTGTAGATACACTTACTAGAATGAGAACTGGTACTCTTAGTCAAGAAGAAGTTAATAAGTCCCCTTTTAAAAAACAGATAAGTGCTTATGCAGTTGAGAATGGTATTCAGATTCTACCACAAGCTAAAAGTAACCAGATAGCTGCACTTGAAACTATGGGTAATATTCTACCAACTATTAGAGAAATGATAAATCTTAGGGAACTTCACCCACTAAAAGTTAACAATCCACTTACTGATATAGGTCAACAATATAAGAAAGATGTAGATACTTTAAGAGCAGCGGCCCCACAAGCTAGCGTTGCTACAACTGGCGTCCGGCGATTCACTCAACAGGAATTAGAGAGATTTGATGATTTTTTTATCCCTGGTAAAAATCCACTTACAAGTGGAACAGCAGCTAATCTTAGTAAATATAACGAGTTTGTAACTAATCTAAATCAATCTATGGATCAAGTTACCAAGGGTTTGTCTGGTGAACAAAAAGATGCTATTTTATCTAACCTAAAAAGTAAAGGTTTAATATATACAAAGCCTGCTGGTGTAACTGATAGTCCTTCCGGAACTTCTCCAAGCACAGGTGGTATTTCTAAAAGTCTAACTGGTAGAGAACCACAAGTGCAACTTGGGCCTAAGCAGGGTATTAAAGTTTGGAAGCAGAATCCTAGAACCGGCGCTCTTGAATTAGCCCCCGAATAATTTTTAATAGGAGAATAAATATGTCACCTGAACCAGAAGTTGCGTCACCTGCTGATATACCGGAATCTGGTGCAAGACCAAATACACAAATAGTAGGACCACAGTTACAACCACAGACTCAACGTATTCCACAAGGGCAGGGAAATCTTGTTCTTTTAAATGATGGAAGCAAACACTTTTTTCCTGAAGGAACTACAGTTGACCAGATGCACAAGACTTTAAGTATTGGTCCTGTAAAACGTGATGATAATTGGGTAGATAAGATTCGGCCTTTTGTAGCAGGTGGTGCTGGTGCTTTAGCTGCCAGTGCAACAAGTTTAATTCCTGGTGTTGGAGAAACAGGCATAGCTCAAGTAGCTGCTGATACACAAGGTTATTCTATAGTAGATAGCTTGATGAAATACTTAGGTTCTAACCCACCAAAATCTTATAGTGAAGCTTTAACAGATAGTGAAGCTGATGCAGCTATTAATGCTGTAGCAGGTAAGCTAATTGGTACAGCATTCAAAGGTGTTAAGGGCTTGTTTAATGTTAAACAACCTGATTTTTACAAACTAGCTCCAACTACAAGTCAGGCTTTAGAAAAATATGGCATGAAATCACTTGCTACCATTCCTAAGTTTCTAGAAAACTACGGAGTCCCTGAAGCTAAAGCCGCTGCACTTGATAAATCAGGTGGAATAGGTTTCACTCAGGCCCTTGCACATGCTAATGCGCTTAATGGCAGGCAAGCAACTACTAATGCCAATCCACAGAAACTATATGATTCTATAAAAGGGCAACTCCAACTTGGACTTGATGAGTTACCAACATCAAAATATCTTGAGGGCACACTTCACAAAGCAAGTGATGAAGCTTTGAATCTACTTGCACAAGGGAGTGACCACTTTAAAGTACTTGATAGTGTTATAGAAAATCCAGATAAGCTAAGCAAAGTTCTTAAGGTAGGTACTTTTGCAGGTGGTCCTGCCATGAATGTTAGACAGGATTTAGCTGCTTATAAGTTTATGGATGTTATTAATAAAGCTACAACTAAAGATGCTAAAGGTGCCACTAGAATAGATCCTGAAGTACTTGGGAATCTGTGGAATAAACCTGAAGCGCAATCTAGTTTGGATTTGCTATATGGTAAAGCAGGGAAAGATAGAATTACAGACTTTTTTAAAGATATTGCTTATACACAATCAGATCAGGCAGCAGCTAGCAGAGTGCCACTTAAATATATGGGAGCAGGAAAGTTTCTACTAACTATGGGAACCCTTGCACATGCTGTTACTACAGGTAATTATGTAGCACCTGCTGGAATTGTTGGAGTACAAATAGGTTCTAGTCTTGTTGGCAGGGCACTTACTAATCCTAGTACTTCCCGTATGTTCTCAGAATTGGCGAAAGGCGGACTTAAAGAGAATCCTGCTTTTGCAGCTAAGGTAATTGGGAATGCTATAAGAAATCAGACTGTTGGACTTGTAAGTCATGATGGGAAAGTGCAAGAGGGCAGTTTTGTAGAGAACCCTAAAACAGGGTTATTAGAATTCAATAAGAACTAAAAACTAATATGGAAATGGAATTCCTTGGCGATAGTTCTTGTATAAGCTCTGCTGGATACGAAGCAGGCTATTTAACTGTTGAATTTGAAACAGGGGAAGTTTATACTTACTCTGAAGTACCTCCCCAAGTATATGGAGCTTTCAAGCGTTCTACAAGTAAAGGCTATTATTTTAATAGGGCTATAAGAAATAACTATAGTTTCACGGAAGGGCCGGCACCTGATTTGGATGTCAAGGAAACAGGGAAAGCCCTATTAGAAACTATGTTGGGTCCTGAGTTTTTTGATAGTTAGATCAGATAGAATCCCCTCTCCCTTGCTTCTTCTAGATTCTTGAAAGTATACAGTCTGTGTTGGAACCAGATTTGTATTTCACAATCTAAGTGAGACTCCGCTGTTTTCCCACATCTAGTACAAGCATTTTTAGGCGCACCTGCACTTGTACGTTCCTGACTTTGCACAAAATCGTGATCTTGCATCTTTAGTTTTTAACTCCCGCCACCTCTCAAAGCAGTAATAGCTCTGGGTGTTAGCTGATAATAGACTCCATCCTTAAGCATATGCTGTTTAAGAATACCTGCCTCTTCGAGTGCTACTACAGCTTTATCCATAAGCTCTATATCAAAATTCTGCCAATGTGTTCTGATTATTATCTTCCTGCTAAGTGTGTTATTGTCAGCAGTCAGTAAGTCAGTGATAATTGTCCCACCGATATTTCCTATTTCTGTCTTTGCGTTGTTCATGGTGAATAGATTGTAGTTTGGAACCAAGCCCAAACATTCCTCAATTGCCTGTTCTATGTGGCGTTTTAATATACATTGGCTAAGGTCATTAGCAGCTAATATCATGCTTATCTTTAACACGTGCGTATGAATACGACCTACGATACCACTTATTTCTTTCTTTTGACTGTAAGACTGTCTGAAGGGATTGTACCAATTCTCGTATTCAACAATCGCAGCCTCCTCAAGTTTAAATTCTCCATGCAGTTGTGTTATTTTCTTGATATGCGCCAGCACGTTCTCTTTACTTACTTTCAGCGCATCGTGATCCACTCGCATTAAACTATTACTTTGTCGAAACTCGTTAGGCGTTATAAGAAGTGTACGAGCTAAAAAACCTCCCCTAATTACAGTTTGGTCAAACAAACCTTGTAGCATATCCTGATTACTTGCAGCTATTACAGAAAACACAACTCTATCAAGTGTAACCGTGGGACCTGTCCGCAGCCGGTACTTATAGTTAGGTTTGTAATCATAAATATCTGTCAGGATCTTCAGTCCATCAGGATCTGAAACAATACCTGCGCTAAGTTCCGTTGCGTAGAAAGTTGCTGCACTTGACTTAATTACTTTCCCATTAGCATCTGTTTCTGCACGGCCTAATTCATCTATAATAGCCTGTACAGAAGCACGCCCACTTATAGTTTTATAAGAAGGCACACTTGTATTAACCAGACTTTCACAGAATTCTATTGGCCGGTTCTTTCTATGGCCAGAACTTTCTGCTAGAAACAGAATATACAGATTGGGGAACAAGAAACTATCCCCGTTCTTTATATAACACCTATCTCTTAGTGCAGTTGAAATAAGTGAGTAGGAACTCCACTTCCAAAACGACGCTGGGCTTTCAAAGATACTACTGTGCTTGAGATACGCACTAATGAAATTTTCTGGCACATTCCCTCGTCACCTCATTCTTTTTACAACTAGCCTCTTTTTGGGCTTCGCTTTTAACACTACTTAACACCTGTTGTTTTATAACTACGCACGTTATTCAAGTGCATCAAACCTTTAACTCTATCAGTAATACCTGTGTCTACTTTACGAAAATTAGCAGTCCCGCGACTATAAGCATTATAAGCGTCATCACCTTCAGTAGTAAGCACTAGTTTATTTCCACTTCTGGTAATCCAACCTCTTACTAATAAACTACCAAAAGTAACCATGCTAAAAGTGCCAGCATCTGTAACAGTAACTTCATGATTTACTAGATATTTTAGAGTCGAGTATTGATATGCTGTCATTTCGTATGGCCTCCTGCCAATCCTTCTATCAAAGCTACGACATCGTTAAGAAAATTCTTCTGATCCCTCAACTTGTGCAACAGTTCGCTAACTGTCATCTCCTTGATTAGCTCAGGAAGTTCTGCTTCACCTATTAGTTTTACTGTTGGTACGACAGCTTCCTTATCCCTCTTCTTATACTCTCTAACAGTCTTATGCCTAGGACCAGTTTTAAAATTATTCGCAAAGCTTTCAGAGTGAACCGCCCACTGGTGTTTCCGTAAACTCGACAAACCGTTAAAACCTTTTGACTCCGGGCACTTCTTACAATAAACTCGCATGTGTGTTTTGTCCTTTTCTTTTTTAGTTTTAGTTTTAACTGCTGGCTCTTAACAACTTGTTGTTTCCAACTTAATTTCCTGCATTGCGTTCTCATCCCATGATTCGCCAACACTAATTTCAGCAGGTATTACCAACTCGAAATCTCTTCTAAGAGTACACTTCCTAAAGTCGATAGGATCACTCTCAACATTTTGTTTATAGAGCAATCCAAATTCAAGCGCACGATCTTTTTTAACCTCACTAAGAGCAGAATCGTGGTTCTCAGAAAGCAAAGCCGCCCACTCGTTAACCCGTGGCTGACTATAAGTTTTTGCGATACCACTAAATTTTGTCTGGTCACTAACAATAGTCTGTGGCAGGAAACTAATACCTTCGTTATAAGTACCTTTATCAATCCTATCAAAAAAGTCACGACGCCTGCCATTCGGTGCAACTAAACAATGACTAGCTAAGTCAATAGCTTTGCGAATTTCCCTATGGAAAACATCTTTAATTGCAGGTTCTTTCAGAGTGATCTTATCTAGAAGTGTCTTACACTCTTTTACTGGCCGCTGTGTCATCATAGAGAGTCTATCAGGTCCCATGTTTCTCTCATAAGCATGTCGCACAGTTTTAGATAAGTGATATCTGTCAATCCCATCCACAAGAACATTCTTAAGAATTTGACTTGGCAGGCAATCAAAAACTAGTGATCCGGTGTATCTATGGATGCCAGGATTATTAAATACCCCCATATCAAAATTGCCACTAAGCACCCTATCAACTCTAGCTTCAGCCCCATTAAGATCGCACTCAACAAATATAAAACCTGGACTTGGAACAAACATAGAACGCAAGTCTTTTCCATAAGTCTCCCACTCTATCATGAAGCCATGTTTACCAATAGTCTGTAAGCTGTGACCTAAGTTCTTTACTAGTATCTTGCCATCTTCAATATAAATAAGTTGATCTGTTGTTTCACCGGCACTTGAACGTCCGTTCTCAGTACCTGTAAGATTAAATTCACACCTGAATCTTTCATCAGGATGCAAATGAAGCTCTAAGATCTCTATAACCTTGTGAAGTTTCCGGGCTCCAATAATAGCACTAAGCACAAGTGGCCCACTGCTAGGAGCATGTTCTGCTTCACCGTAGACTTTAAGAATATCTAAAGATTCCTCATCAGTACTAGGTTCTCCCTCTTTAGTTGTTTTCATCCCCCGGAGTTTTTTATAACCTAGCTCTGTGAAAATAACTTCTCGGCACTGTTTGCTACTCAGTGGATTAAAGTAATCTCTATTCAACAGGAAGCGACACTTGAGTTCCTGAATATGAAACAAACTTTCGTATCTATCTAGAAGTGAAAGCTGCTTAGTTTTGTCAATACGAATGCCCCTATCTTCCATCTTACGATAAATAGGTAAGCAGAGCATCATGTTATCATAGACTTCTTTAACACCTAGCTCAACTAATTCTTTCTTCTGTACTGTGTAGATCTGGTGATCCGCTAGGCTATCTTTAGCATTATATAAATAGTATCTATCACGCTTTGTCCTATCAGGATCAAAACTCTTACCCTCGTCTTTAAAATAGGGAAGCTCAGTATAAATAGAAGTGAGGAATCCTAGATTCTTGGGGAATTCGCAATACAGGGCACTTGAGGCCAGCATAGTATCGCCAACCACGTTATTAACTTTAAAACCCCACCTCTCCATGAGTTTCCAGTCATACTTAATATTTTGGTTAACTTTAGGAATATCACTAGCTAGCATACGTGAAACTAGATCCATCATAAGAACTCTATGATCGTGATCTATACTAGAATCTACAAGAGGAACACAAACAGATTCAAATCCGTCAAAGCAAAAGCTTATGCAGATAGGAATCTGAAAGTAAGTCTCAATATCGAATACAAGAAAACCCTTATCTTCTTTACACTTCTTGAAAGCTCTATCAAAGAAAGCTCTAAGAGCACCTGAGTTTCTAGCTACCCATATGTTATATTTTTTATCAGGGATAGGATCGTTATTAAGATATCTGCGGATCTTACCAAAGTCAATTCGACTAATAACACGTAATCTGTACTCTTGGTTAAGATACGGATATGGTCCTAAAATTGGTAGGACTTTAAGATTTTCCTGGGTAAGTGAAAATTGACCGGCGGGAGGTAAAACAGAACCTCTGAACTTTCTAATGCTGTTCAGGTTTGTGAGGAAGTTGAAACTTTGCTCTCCCAAGGGAATCAAGAGATTCGGCTTTAAGTCATTAATCTCTTCAATTAAGATTGGCCCATACTTATCTAGCAGAGGTTGAAAGTGCAAATCCTCTTTAGTTTTATCAGCTTTCTTGAGTTTCTTCTCTGAGATAGCAGGCACTTGCTCTTTAATAAGACAAGAGCGCCAAAAGTCATCCAGATTTAGATTCTGCTCTTTACAAAAGTCTCTAAGCAGATCGCCACTATGACCCACTAAAGCATAGCCTGTATCCATATCTTTGCCATGCGGGGCATCTGCAATAAAGAAAGCTTGAGGATTCGAATTACCGTGGCTTTTTATCATGAGTTTTTATTTATTCTTATCTTCTAGTATAGTGATTCTCTCTTCAAGCGCTGTGAATATATCTTCGATGTCGTTTTGGAGATCGTAGAGAGTCCACGGCTTTTCATCACCAGTCCCGTTGTATAGTTTCGCCATTTCTCGCAGCTTGGTGATAATCTCTGCATCGCTCATTTATTCTTACTCCTATCTTCGAGAATTGCAATCCGCCCCTCGTGGGATATCATATAACCTAGTAACATATCAGTTTTCACTACAAGAGAATCAATCTTATCCTCCATAGCACTTAGCTTAGCTTCCAGATATTTTATCAGGATAGTTAAGAAAATTGCTGCTGTAGGAATTATAACACCTGTAAGTGCAAAGAACAGTTGTGTAGTTGTCATCTTTAACTATCCTTTTTCTTATTCTTCTTAGCGAAATCTAAAACAGTCTCACGTTGGTCAAAATAACGACCCTCTTGCCTAGCAATAAATTCTTTCATAGCGGCTATCATATCTTCTCTAACAACATTAGCAATATAATTCATACGCATACTTTCACCACCTGTTAGCCCGAACATCATAAGACAAAAGCCATACTTATGTTCAGAACCTGCGGTAGTTTTCTTAAGGACATCAGCTATAATATGCCCTATATCATTCATAATTTCTTGAAGGATTGGCTCTAGCGGCTGTTCTTGTTCAGGCATTCGGAGGCTCCAATACAATTATCTTAATTGCTTTAATTTTATTAAGAGCTACCTCAAGCTCAGTGTTTCTAGCCTCTAGCTCTTTAATATAAGTTTCAATCTTAGGGAAATGTATCCCCATAGCATCTTGCATACCAGTTAAATCTCTATAAGACTGCAATACTTTCCAAATAGCATCAAGATTCTTTGTGACCATAAGTTTTTCCTCAACAATCAAAAAGTGAAGCGCGTCGGTAGCTCTGCCAGACTATCCACTCAACTTGTACAAAGTTCATGGACTAGGGGACTTCTAGGTTCTCAACTAGATGGACAAACTAATCGAGACTCCATGATTCCGATACTGTTTATTTATTCGCGCGCTACACTTTAAAATTTACTGCTATAGACTAAGATTAAAAAGCAGGTGCTGTTGCTCCGTAGCCTTTCGGATGGAAACTGTTAACAACATTTATCAAATGTCCATCAACAGTCTGAACTCCCCATGCTGCATCGAAAGGCTGGTTTACCAATTCATCGGTATCCAGCGCAAAATCTTCTGCTTTAACTTCCCGCCCGGAAATAGCAGAATGTACAGTTAACAAATAAGCCTGCGGGAAGAATTGCATATCTCCCAACAAGCTAACATTGTTCGACTCCGAATTAAAAATAACAGTTCGGGTTTTCCCTTTGTACTCACCCTCTGTAATTGTGAAATCTACAAAGTAGTGAACTGATTTACCACTAGTAGATTTCGTGGGTCCGGTAAGACTTGAAATCTCAGTAGGGTAAATATTTGCCGGGACCACAGTGGTCTGCAAAGCATCTGCTGCGTTAAAGTGAATTACGGCCATTTTGTTTGTCCTTTTCTTTCTGTCTCAAGACTTATTATTTACTAGTAGCAATATCATTAACATTACTAGAAACCTTGTTCGCTAATGCTAGTGTAAACTCACGAAAATCTTTGCCTGTGATATCATAGTATCCAGGTTTGAATCCAGGGAAACTTGTACAGGCGAGATCACTTATATATTCCACGTAAAACTTTTCCTGCCCATTCTCAACTTCCCGATCAAAGCGAAATATGTGATCGAAGTAGATAGACATGTTAGCACTGATTTTATCTCTCAGGCTTAACTTCTCACCTACTTTAATACTATCCGCATAAGCATCTTTATAAGTCTTATTATTAACTGTAACCATAGGCTTATCAAACTTATCAATAACATGGGCCGTCATAATAACATTAATAGGGAGGCTTCGCAAAAAGCTTAGATAGCTGTCCATGCCGGTAGATTCAAATCCATAATCTTCAGGACCTGCCATATTAACAGTTCCAAGCCTCTTACCTTTATTCTCCGCATGTGTTAGCGGAATAGCATCCAAGATAAGATTCTTGCAAAAAGCTGTAGCACTATCAGATATATAAGTTTCATAGGGTGATTTTCCTGTACCTATTAAAGTCATCAAGGCATCAAGATCATCATTCACCCGCTGAAAAAAAGTGCTAGTGTTACCAGCTATCTTAGGTGGGAAATAATCATAATCAATACGAGTTTTATCTATCCAGGGGGCTCCAAGAATACCACGAATACGGCCATCCCCATCTAAAACTTTAGCTCTTTTCTTAGGATCTTTACTTAACCAAGAGCAAGCTGCTACAGTTTTCCCACTGTGCTTTGGTCCTACAAAAAGAGCCATAAAGCGGCTTTCCGGTGTTAGATTACTTGCTGTCGGCATCTTAAGTTATTTTCCCTCACATTGACATTCTACATCCTCAAGACTTGCAAAATTATTTGCCGGTTCTGTGTAGAAGTTATAGCTATGTCTAGCTAGTAAAGATTCGAGATCTTCTAGAGCCTGTTCTCTATTAGTCAAGTCGAAGGCAATTTCGATTATCATTTTGTTTTCTCTTTAATTTCCTTTTCTAACCACTCTATAGCTTTCTTATGTTGAGCTTCAGCTTCAAGCCATGTTGAGCAACGTTCCTGATACATATGTATATCATTAAGACCAAAAATCATAGTCTCAAAAAGTTGTGGCTCATGATTAAGAAGATAAGCACTAAAATCAATCCCTAAAAATATTGTAGATACCCTATAATTATTGTTATCAATAAAATCTGAACCAACTCTACAGTTATTTTCAAAATCATCCATGAAAACAGCCCACTTAAGAGTATCAGGTTCTGGTATAGGAGTTTGACCTATTAAAATGTAAAGTCCTCTAGCCATAGTTAAGATCCTCCATATAGCTTCTCAGGAACCTGTAACTTTAGGAAACCGCACCTCCGGCAAATCCCGCGCCCATTGAATAAGTTCTTGTGGCTTTCTTTCGGCTGCGGGTCTGCCAGTTATTTCCTCATAGATTATAGCTAGTGAAAAGCCTAATCCCATGAAGAAAGACATATCGAGGTGCTGTTCTGCTATTTCTAGCATATAAGTTGAAACACGCTTGGCGATTCTTATATCTGTGGAAGTCACTTCTTTATCCTTTCATTTTATTTTCTCCACCTGTCCCCAAATTCTTCCTGTTGGTCATCAAACTCTTCTTCTTCATCTAAAATCTCTTCTTCTTCTTCTTCTTCTTCTAAGTCTGAAGAGTCAAGCTCAAGTTCTTCCGGACTCAAGTTAACAGATTTTTCAGTAGAAGGAAAGAGAACACCCTGATCAGTTTTTAAAGCTAAATTCAGCGGATCAAAATGTTCAGTCCCCAAGTATTTAGTTAACTCTTGTGCTTTCTGGTGAAGTTTAGCTTTCTTCGTATCAGAGCAATTCAGACACTTTGGTTTAGCACGTCTGAGATCCTCCCTACTTAAAATCATTTCCGCACCACAGGAATTGCACAAGCTTAATTTGCCTAATAGTACTTCTTTATCAATATGATGTGTGCAATTAGGCGCGGCACACCTGTACCAATTAGGTCTAGCTTTATATCTTATATAAGTGTGAACATGCTTTATCGCCGGCATTTGAGTCTCCCTTGTCTAAAATTACATTATTTCAGCTAACGCATATAGCCTAGTAGCAATAGCCGATAGAGAATTAAAACTTCTACTGCACTTGTGACTATCTAAATCATGCAGTGCTATTGCATCAATTGCAGCAGCTAGTTGTGCTAAATTTGCAGTTTGTGTATCTATAGATATACTAATATCATCATCTTTAGTAAAATCGAAAACATCTTTGTGTCCAGGCATAAGAGTCTCCTTTTAGCTTACTGCAAGACTACCAGGGCCTCCAAACATTTTCCTTGATCTTGAATAACTGTTTCTCTTTACCTTCAGCAACTCTTGGATCGATCTCTTCGCAGAGTGTTGTGTAATAACAATACTGCGGTTTATCTTTCTCATAAGTCAAGCGAGCACCAGAACATGCTCCCCAATTTCTTTCGATCTCCTGTTTATTCTGACTGGCCTGGAGAACCTTCTTCATTCTCTGAAAGATAGCAATTAGCCTTTTGTGCCAGGCCGCTAACTCTACACTGTTAAAAGTAATAATATCTCGGGTTAGAGAATCCGGTTGGATTTTTTGTTGCAGTCTCACGTAATTCGTCACGCCCATCGACAATTTCGTAATTAGTGAGTAGTTTTTGAATTGGATACTTCGAGGATAAAGCCAGTGGGTCTTTGTTTGAAACTTGTGATCCATGAAACATTCAAGTCCCTGAAGCTTCCCGATGATATCTATGCGACCTTCGAGAACAAACAGATTCTCCGAATCTTCGAATATGCTTTCTGAGAATCCTACTTCAACATGTTGTTCACTCAGCGGAATAATATCATTCTGCTGGTAGTTAAAAACATATTCCCGAAAGCGCTTCCGAACTTGAGAGCGTACTAGATTACTAAGATTAAAAGGATGCGCACGATACTTTGTGCATTTCTTGCAACGTTTGCACTCTTCGATGTTAAGAACCTGCACTAAGCAGTGGAATTCTTTTGAACATCCACATTCGCAGATATCCTCATCAGGATTATATGCAAAGCAAGCTTCCAGTGCATCGTTAAGTCCTACCCCCCGAAACTTGAGTCTGTAGAATATGTCAAGTAACTTATGACCGTAGGTTCCGGCGTTCATTGCCTCATCTTGCAGATTGAAATATGCCGGTTCCAATCTTTTAATATAATAGTTTAACCAACGTTGCGGACACTCAAGAAACATGGAAATCTGCGAACTATCTTGGACTAGAGTAAATTTGCTCATGTGGTCTGTTTTTTCCTTTGTGTGTGTATGTTATTTTTGTTTTTACTACTTTTACTAAAAGTCACTTTGCCGTGTCATACAAGTGTAACACGTTTTGAGCACGTTCTAGGGCCTGTGCGCGGCAGGGTAGGGAAGGTACCTAACCCGTGCGATTGATTCAACCTACGAGCCCGTATCGTCATTGCAAGGCATCCTACGAGTGACCCTCCGGGCTGGGCTCTGAGGACTCTGCTTTCGCCTTTTCTTCATTTGGCAAATCGATTTTACTCTTTTCTAACTTACGATTTATATTATCCCGTAGCCATTTAGAAATATGAACTAAAGCATATTCCACCGGAAGCTCTGTCAGCAAACAAGTCACATACTTAGTGCCGCCGATAGTATCCCGCACATAAACTTGATCTGCATGTTGCTCAATTCTATTTACAAGATCCAAGAGATCCTGCAAGTCTGCTTTGTGTTGTTTGGTCATTCTGATTCTTTACCTACTTACAACCGCCCCGCAATAGTTCTTTCTGCAAGGTCTCTAAAACTTACTGCATCCTCTTGGATATTCCAGTTGTTGTAAACTGTTTCTCCTACTGCTAATCTTTTACCTTCTACCATGTCATACCACCATTCGTCTAGAGTACCTTTAGCAATAATATATTCTACGTTCGTGGGATTCTTTTTGATGCTGAAATCCGGATTGTAGAACCTAAATTCAAACTGCGCTTCGACTTCTGAATTCCATTGCCTTTCCAGAACCAGCACATTATCGCAATAGTGGAAATCCATTCCGACACCACCGGCTAACATATTAACAATAAGAAATTGTCTTGAAGAGTGCTCCCACTCCCGCATGATTCTATCTTTTTGCTCTGCGTTATCTTGTCCACTCAGCTTGTAGCAATTCTTGTCCATTCCAAGCTTTGTGTAAAGAACTTCTCGCACGGTTTCGTGATGGATACCAATAGCATACTTAGCATCAGTTTCCATTGTGCAAGCTTCAAGATAATCCGCAGTCCACATAAGTTTCATGAGCCCGCAAATCCGCCGCAGCTCCATTAGATCATCGGCAAGATCAAAATAAGTTGGATTAGCTTTCGCAGCTATCTTTGTTTCCATCTTATCTAGAACTTTGTTATAAGCCGATGTCAAACTAGACTTATCAGGTTCGATAACTGTATAAATTTTATTAAGCTTGGGAAGCTCTTTGTAGACATCCTCTTTCTCTCTTCTTAGAAAGTAAGGTTTGATTACATCTTTAAAAGCTTGTATATAACCAGGTTTAACACGCGACCACTTTCCCTTGCTGTCTTGTTGTAACCAAGTGCGTCTGAAAGATTCCAGACTTGAAAACTTCTCAGGATTTACAAGATTCAGAGGTACGAAATACTCTTCAGCGCGGTTTAAAATTGGAGTACCAGTAAGCAAAATCAAACCACAGGGCTTGCTTATTGGATCTTGTTTTCTATCCTGTGATTCTTTATGTTGCTGTTGTTGATAGCAATGTTGTCCACATTCCGGGCATTTTGTAGACTTGGCAATCATAACATGCCCGATACGCTTATCGAACTTCTGTTTTCCTTCTTCTTCCCACTGGTGCTGACATCGCACACAAGTAAAATCTAACATCTTAGAAACTTCACCTGTATTGAGGAAAGCTACAAATTCTGTAAGAGCCTGACTTCTGTTAGATTCAGTATTCTTAAAAGAATGAGCTTCATCCGCAATAATAAGTTTGAAGGGAATCTTTTTGAGAGATTCTAGAACTTTAGGACGAGAGAATGTATCCATGCTTAGAATATAAGCTGAGAAACCCGGTGGAATCCAGGCATTAGAACCAATAACAGGGAAAATACCATTTGGCAAAGTATCACACCAAACTTTGTACTCGCGAATCCACTGCCAAAGATTTGCACTGCGTACTAAAATTAAGCAAGGGGTGCGTTCTTTATAAGCATTTTTAAGTGCTAGCAGACCTTGGGGAGTTTTACCTAGGCGCATTTGGTCACCCAGGATACAATTAAAATCTGACTCTAAGATAAATTGAACGCCGTCCTCTTGATAAGGCCGTGCATGTTTATCTGTTAGGTCAGCAGATTTAAAATCTAGATTACTTTTATCAACTACCGTAATATCTTTTGCAAACAAGTGCCCGCATTCGTACTCAAAAAGCTTTGTTCCTTCGATAGTGAATTCATTCTTGAGTTTCAGAATCTTTCCACATTGCGGGCATTCGTATTTTAGTTTAGCCATTTGTTTGTTCTCTCTTTAAGTCTTTAAGTCTAATCTTATCAGATACTTGAGAGCCTGTCAATAGGACTAACAGGCTATTAGTACTAGCGTGCGATTTAAAAACCGGCACCTTCAGTTAAAATATAAGCTGTAGTTTCCATAACAATAACTAGCTCACCTTTAACAAAATCTCTATTGTTGTCTGAAGATTTTAATTCCAGACGTAAATCTTTTTCACGATGAGCCAGCCAGTTGAGTAAGTTATCCCGCAAATCTTGTGTCATATTTTTCTCTTTCTTGTGTCTCTCTGGGTCATGATTATTTCTTGTAGACTCCTGTTTTAAGTAAATCTGCATCTATTGCAATAGCTATAGCTTCTTTCGAACCGCCGAACTTTGTTAGCATATCTATTGAATTATTCCGCTGTTTGAAAATCTTTAGGGCTGCTTTTCTTTCCAGCAACCCATGATCTGACATAAACTGCCCTAAAGCTATTTCTTCAGAATCGTCAACAGCCTTAGTAGTAGGCCTGCTACTTGTAAGAGCTTCTTTGCGCGCCTTATCGAAATGCCGCTTTTCCCGTTCTGCAAGTGCATCTTTCCTTCTTTTTGGATCTTGTTGAATTGCTATTTGAGTTTGTGCGACACATGCCTCTAACATTTTTAAGTGTAGAGACTTCTGTTCAAAGTCCATTTCACTTACTAATCTTGTAGACTGTAGCCTAGCGTTATTTTCGTTAGTTATTAAGCTTAGCTCCATATCAGGAATAACACTAAGCCGTATCATGTTTAAGTAATCTAATTCTAGAGAGCTTACCGGAACCTCCCGCTCAATTTTAATAGTTTGTGCCAGACCAGCACATCTAATATGTATAATATCCATATCAATATATGCTGGTTCTTGCCCAGGTTCTAGCAGTTTGTGATATCTTTCGAGACACCATAAAGCTTCCCTGAGATTCACAGGTTCTTTACATGAAGAACACGCGTTATGTTCGTGGCAAAACATCAAACCTGATTCACGTGTGTCATGACCTAATGTTTTAGCACACACTAGGCATTCTTTGTATTCTTGTCGGATAAGTTGCAAAGTTGAGCCCATCATTTCTTGTTTTGGCCTTTCCCTTAAGTAAGTAAACTCTATTTAACAATCCTTACTTCTATAGGTTCAGGCTTAGTTTGCAAGTGCCAGCTAATACTATTCAGGCCAGACACTAATAACATACCAAGCAAATACAAGATTCCTAATGCTATAGGAAAGCTTACCGCAGCTTTAAACTTATTTCTGTGGCCTTTCAAGTCTCTATCTTGATAAGCCATAAAAAAGCCACCGACAACTGCCGTAATAATAATACCTAACATTAGTTTGTGAACTCCTTTAATAAAAACTCTTCAAACTGAGGGTCCGTAACTTCTGCATACAAGAAAGCGTTATCTTTGAGCTTATAAAAGCTTATTTCCCACCAGTGAGTATTAATAAGCTCGAAGAAAGCTTTCGCTCTAATCTCATAACATTCAGCTTGTTGGTTATTACCTTGTTGTCTGCAATATACAGCAGATTCCATACAATCTCTGTACCATTTTTCGTAATAGTTAGAGAGTACCTTATAGAATATCATGTGAGTGTGTGTGTCCTTTTGTAGAATCTTTTAAAGTGTAGGCTTAGGCTTTATGAACGGGCCTCTCGAAGTGATCTTTCAGTTTATCTTCTAAGGAGTCCAAAGAACCTAAAGAAGAATCTTTTGAAAGGCGCTTCATTCTACGAGATTCCCGTTGTGATTCGATGTCACGTGTTTCATCGAATCGCGCGTTTTGCAAAGACTGTATTTCAAGTATCTGCGTACGTGCCATTTCCCGTTGTTGCTCGGTTTCAGGCAAATCGTCATCTTCAATTAAATCTAGAAGATAATCAACATCCTGATATGCGAGTCTTGCACTTCTAGGATCTAGAGAGATCTTTTGAAGCTTAGGTACAGTATAAGAACGTTGCCGCTCTGTATACTTAGTATCTGAATCCATATCCTTGATTAGCTCCAGTAAATACGAGCAATCAGCTTTAGAGAGTTGTACAAATTGTGCCATCTTTTTAAGTCTCCTATTTGACCTATTTGATATTAGCTTTAACAACTAACCAATACCACCTAGTAGCCCTTACTTTAAATTCTAAGCAAAGGCTACCAAGTGGGACTGTTAGACAGTATCTTTTATAAGTCCGCCTGCATCTACAAAGTGAACAAAGGTTCCTTGCATACCACGTTGTTCTGCTTTTAGCTCTATGCCATATTCTGACAGAGCCATTTCAGCAAGAACAGAAAATACAATATCATTAGTAGCAGATTCTCCCAGGTTCTCTAGGAATTCTCTGCAAACTATCTTTATTTGACCTTCCGTTAGTTTTTTCATTTGTTCTTTCTCTCTTTTACACTTCAAGCAATACTCTGAACCTATCTTGGATCTTAATAGCGGTACCTTATGCTTTGGACAAGTACCGAATACATGTTTTAATTTAGTTTTCATATTAGGCTATTAAGCTACTAAGCAGACTTCTTTATTTGCCGAAACTCTTTACAGCCGCATTTCAGGCATCCAGTCTTTATTAGCCCAAAGTTATTGCTACTTGTTAGACTTGTGTAGTCTGAATGTTCGTACAGAAAGTGATGGCACTGGCAGAATTTTGCACTGCGGGGAATAAAATATTCCTTATCATCTACATACGGCGGTATACCAAAATCTCTGGTCATCTTATACCACAGATGTTTAGCTTCACCAATTGTTAGGTTGTAATCAGAAACTAGCTTATAAATTATTCTAGCCATGTACCGTTGTGTAACCGGGCCACTAACTAAAAGTCTATCAGCAATATTAGAGTTATCAAGAACCTGAATCCAGAAATACACATTGGTTATTTTGGTTACAGGTTCTAGGAGAGTCCAGTATAGTTTTAACATTAGCTTTAAAGTTTCTCCTTCTTCTTAAGATCTATTATCTTACTATTATCAGCAAAGCGCTTATTTATCTCCTGAACTTCGAGATCCATCGCATCCATAAATTTCTTTATGACAGGCGATTTGTGTCTTAACTCTTGGGACTTCAAAACTTGTTGTGCCGCTCTTTCTGCCGCTCTTTGGTCTACAAGCTGCGTACCGAAATCTTTCTCAGGTGCTTTTAACTTTTGTTTAGCAGTTAGGGCATTTCTGAGTCTTTTATCTACAGTACGCAATCTTACGTGATGCCATCCTTTATCAACTAACTTTAGTGCCCAAATTTCCGGAGTTTCACCAGATTTTAAAGCACCCTCAAGAGTCCACCTGTTTAGGGAAGTTTCTAAGGTACTTGTGCTAGGCCCAGTTTTCAGTTGAGTAATAGAACTGTAAATAGATCTATCGATTGTGAGGGCTTTTGTTATGCAGATTCCTTTGCGTTCATTACTAGGAATCTTATCTGATGGTTTTCTCGAAAGTCTTGGAGCTTTTGGATCATCCCACCAAATGTCCGGAAATTCACAATACAGGCGAGTAACTTCCGGGCTTATGTGGATAATCTTTTCCGGAGGTTTTCTCGTTAGTTCTTTACGTGGAAATTCAGAACCTAGTGGCGTGTTGTATTTTGTGAATGCCATATTATAACTTTACTTTGTAGTGTGTTTCGAGCCTTTCTAACATTTTGATGTAAAGCTCTATTTTCTGTTGTATTTCACATTTCAAAAGCTCTAAGTAATCTTTCACTTGAGCTTTTGTCATGCTGTTTAGATCCGGTGGGAAGTCTTTAGGGATTTGTAGCATTAAAGTTTCTCTACCTTAACCTTATTCGGGTGAGGACTCATGCCTAGAGTCTTTTGAAAGATCCCTAGATTATCATTAGCTATCAGAGCTTTTTTAATTCGATTCCTGCTATCATTTGCAGTTACGATAGCTTCCATGCAAGATTTGCAAGTTTCGAATATATCGAATGTTGTTATCCGATATTCAGGTTTTGCCTCTTGGCATACGAAACATAGCTCTGGGTTAACTTCTAGTTTTTTATCTTTCGGAGTAGTCATTATTTTATTCCTGTGAGAAGTTTTTAAAGTGTCACTTTTAAGAGTTCTAATCGGTACTAGTACTAAAGTACTTGGTCCTAGGGTGTTCTCCTGAGTGTAGCAGACATAAGCATGAGTGAACTACGAGTATAGCACGTGTGGAGCAAGTGTAAAGGTCTTTATTCCCTTTAGAATGAGTAAGATAGAGAAAAAGCTACCCGGAGTCTGGTAGTCACTCAGAGCTTCGTTAGCAGGGTTTCCGGATTCCCTTGTAAGTCATTGATTCTATACTATAAGACTGTAGAGTATGAATCTCGAAACGTTAGCGTTATTAAGGGTGCGGTATTTTGAGGGTTAAGTGCTTTGTTTTGTTTTTTATTTTTTTTTTTTAAACTTTTCTGCAAACCACGGGCTCAGACACTATGAGTGTGTAGGGCTCTTGACACGCTTTATGCTTTCAAGTGGAATAAGTCCCTATCTTTGCAATGGGTTAGCTGGATGCTACAGGCTTAGCACGTGCTTTGGGCATGTTGGAAACGTGCTGAAATCATGCCCTACGATGTCTACGGCACACGAGCCATTTATTAAATCAATGACTTTATTTCACAAAGTGGCAAACAGAGAATACAGAAACTTGCACTTTTTATTTTTCTCAACTATACTTGTTTTAGTAGCCCGGTGGTTCAGGGGCTCTTAAGAGGGGAATCTGAATCAGGGGGGTGAAATCGAAGCAAATAGTTCAAAAAAGCTTGACTCAAGAAAGCTAGCCTGCTAAACTAAGAGAGTAGTAAAGAGGTTGAGACAACAAGACAACATGGCGAGCGCTAAACGCAAGCGGGTAACGGCTGTACTCGACACACAAGCTCAAGACTTAGATACTGACTTGACGTATGGACAACGGCAAGATCTAAAAATAATCGTAGACAACACTTTAACCAAAGACAACACTTTAACCAAAACTTCGACACAAGGAAAAAAGAAAATGACTCCAACAACGGCTGTAACCACAAAGAAGATTCAGCGGACGGTATTTGACTTGCAAGTTTTCGACGATGTGAAACTTGTAAAGGATGTGCCGCTTCCAAAAAAGCCCGAAGAAATTCAAGAGGCACTGGATATCCTGGGCTCCAAAGAAAAGCTCTTGGAAGTTATCTACAAAGGTCTGATTGCTGAAGCTACAGACAGCGCGTGGGAAGATATCGACGGTTTCAGGATTGTTGGTTCTATCGGACCCGACAAAGATGGAAACGTCGTATACACTCCTGACGCCGACGGGGAGCCCACTGAACCTTACACGGGAAAGTTTGCCGATGAAGCAAAGGGCAAGCTTATCAATGCGGCGATTTTGAGTCTCGCAAAGATGCAGGGATACGAAAAGTCTCTGTCCAAGGAAAAGAAAGCCGCGCTTAAGGAAAAGGCGACGGAATTTCTTCGCGCCAATCCTGCAATGCTGCAAAGTATTCAGGGTTAACAAGCTCTGTCTTAACTGAATAACTTATCCCTAACTGGCAAGGGACTAACGGAGGGAGGATAATTAGATCTGAGGTATTAAGATCTAGTTATCCTCTTTTTTTATTTGTGCCTGCTAATCAGATAATCGGGTATTAATACATGCGTATCTTAAGTACCAGGTACCACTCCCCCAAGGTACTAGAACTTTAAACCTAGGCGGCCCTGATCTGAAGTACATATATACATATATACATATACATAACAAAACAAAAGAGGAAACATGGACACCACAAACATCAAAAAACGAGCCCTGGAATATCTAGAAAAAGATGATTTAAAAGGGGCGCTTATCAGTTTGGGTTCTGACCTTAAAAAGAGCCCTGAAATAAAAATAAGTCGAGTGTGGGATGAAATTTTCATGGCAGGCCTGATGATTGTCAAGTCTGGAGATGCGAAAGGTGTAAGAGACCTAATAACTAATCTTGATGATATTATAGAAATAGCTAATATATCTCAAGATAATAGGGCTAAAGAAGCTGCGGAACAGGGAGATAAAAAAGGTAAAACACTAGGACAAATAGCAACAGAACATGGTTGGGATAAGATGCCACTAAATCAACTTTCAATGTTAGCTGAAGCTATGGGAAGTTATTGTCTAGCTAGGATACTTATTGCAGAAGCGGAAACAGTTAAAGCTTCGGAGGATAACTAAGATATGTCAGAAATAAAAAAGGAAATACCAAAAGAACTAATAGAGCTGGCAGAAAAGAACGGCTGGGATAAAATGTCTCATGAGGAACTTTCAAACTACTCTCAAGGTCTGGCGCTTTATTATATAATGAAGTTTAAGCCAGAATTAGGTTTACAACTTGAGGTAACTATGGTAAGAGAACTTAAGGAGGACTTAAACTAATGAATCTCTCTTGGCAACCTAAATATAATCCAAAAGAATGGCACTTTCTGGATATGTTTGGACCGGCAGGTTATAGATTTATCAACAGAACTACTAAATTGCGGGTTATCATATCCGTAGGTAAGTTTAAAATAGGACAAAAACTTAAACTGGAAGAACTTCTAACAGACCCGACACTCAGAGAATCAGGGAATGAATGGATTCACATTAGCTTGTCAAGAAAAGACAGAATGCCGGATTGGAAAGATCTTGTTACAGCACGACAAGGTTTTTTAGAGCCTACAGCTTATGCTTATCTAGTATTTCCACCTGAGGATAAATATGTTAATATACATAAGACTTGTTTGCATATATACTCAAGATTAGATGGGCTACCGGAGCTTCCGGACTTTCATATGGAAATAGTATCTGGTATCAATAGTATTTAATAGAGGGCTTAAGAACATGGGTAAGAAATCTCTCAAGAAGCAGGAAATACAGAATATCTTAAGTAAAGACTGGGCATCGCGCAGAGCTAAGAATAAAGAACGCTCAGAGAAAGGTTCTGCACTTACCAAGAAATGGAAAAAGCAGGAGAAGACTTTAAAAGAACTTGAGAAAATAAAAGCGGAGGTTGATAAACATAACCTTCAAGTGCAACTTCAGAACCTTCAGCCGAATAAAAAGCGCAGACCTAATTATATCACCACTCCTGATTCTTTATTTTAAGTTTGCCGGTATAGTCTGGTAAGTACTAAGGCAAATCCTACCACATATATTAAGTGTAATTTTATCTGCTCTGTTATCAGTCACTTAGGCTCTAGGGCTATTGACTAGGGCGTTCCCCCGTGGTAGAATTAGGCATCCAAAGTGTAGTGAACTTGTAGGAATGCTGAGTTTCGGGTTAACATCACTTTAAATAAACCCTGGTCTTAAAGTTTTGCTAGGGTAAGTTAACCTTAAGAATCTTCAAGCTGCTGTCTGCTTTTGCTATTTGACCTTCTCGGCTTTAAATAAAGCCGATGGAGTCATCTTGTCTTATAGCACTTGTGACAACACGCGCGAAGATTATGCACGATTAAGATTAGAAGAGAGTCCCCTAAGACTCCTAAGATTACAACAACAGCAAAGTAAAATAACACCTCCCCCCTCTTTTGTTAGTGTAAAACCTCCCTTCGTTCTTAAGTCTCCCCTAGCTTTTTCCTCAGAAGCTCAAACTTTTCAAAATCCCCAACAGAAGAAAGGCAAACATCAGATGCCACTCTCTCTACATAACTACAAGTTTATTCTAAACGTGCTTGTGGATATTGTTATTTATATTAGATCTGATAATAAAACCGCAACTCTTGAAGAGATCTGTCAAGCGTTAGATAAGAATATTGAAAATTTCAAAATGCATGGTATAGATTATGTTCTGGAACTACGCAGGCAACAGGAAACTGAACTAGAAGCAGAATTAGAAGCTTCAGGTGGTTTTTTAGTTGAAACAGAACCTAGTCCTGAACCTGAACCTGAGCCTGAAGATGATAATCCTGATAAAGTAGAAATAGAAGAAGAAATAGAAGAAGTAGATTTTGAAGTAGATATTGAAGAAAGAGTAGAAAAAGAATACGAAGAAGGCCAGGAACAGCCCCAAGAAAAGGTGACTCACCATGCCACTGATTAAACCTGAAGTGCAGAAAATCCTACGTGAAGCAGGGCTCACTAAAGATTCTGGTGGTGATTATTCTGAGGACTTAACTTTAGAAGGTCACTTAACAGAAGCCGGTCTATCTAGTAATGCTATTGCAGAAAATTTATCTAATATTGCTCTACATAGCGGAAATGATAATCTGAGGCTTCGGGCTTTGGAAACGGCGCTTAAGATTAAAGGCGCGCTGAAAGAACAGGTTACTGAACTTCCTAACTTTACGATAGTTATTCAAAATACCAGTCCTAATAGTCAAGACTTATCTAAAACAGGTGGTGTAAATCCTATCCTGTTTCCAAGACAATCTTTAAATTTGAACACGAATGCAAGTCAACAAGAGCCTTCAGATTCAAAAGGGCCACTCAAAAATTAAACTGCTCGTTAACTTTGCTGTAAATGGAGAGACGCATGATGTCTTCTGCTAATCTAATTAACAGAGATACACAAGATGCACAGGCACAGGCTACACAAGCGAGTATTGCTGAGGCTATACAAAAAGCCCAAGCCAAGAAAGAAAGTTTTTCTCATCTCTATATCATGTTTTATCGACATGGGATGAATGCGAATTTAACTAAGGGTTTTTATTTTCCTGGAACTCTTTTAGAAGCTCGCGCTCGTGCAGAGGCTCATTGTAGTGTTATGGGATATAAATTTATATTTGTAAGGCCAATGGTATGTAATCTAGAGGAAGAAGAAAAATATAGGATGCGTGGTATGGCTGAAGGAGATATTCCTCGTGATTATTAAAGATATTTCATGGGAAAGAATTAGAAGTCATTTCACTGTAGAAGAGAAAGCTCTGATACGTGAAACAATAACAGGGCGTGTTATATGTCCTGCAAGTACAAGTATTGATATTGATAGGCTTCCGGATGACCTACAAACTAAATTAACTGACTTGCTGAAAGAAGATAAGAAGATTTTGAAAGTAGGACCTTAAAAATGCCAGCAGTAAGTACAAAACAAAGACAGCTCATGGCGATAGCTGAACATCACCCTACTAAGGTGTATGCAAAGAATCGTGGAGTCTTGAAAATGGCAAAAAGTCAACTTCACGATTATGCTGCAACAAAAGGTCTTCCAGGTTCTGTTAAAAAAGCTAGCGCCAATATTTCAAAAGCGCGTTCTGGTAAAGATAATGATAGTGATTAGAGTTAAAGTCTAACAGAGAAAAGGAAAAACGAATGCTCGCAGAAATCACGCCGATTAACATTCCAGGTATGAGACCAGATAACTCACTTCCTGGTTCTGGAAATTATCCAGATAACAGTCTTCCTGGCGGTGGTGTAAGTGTTGCACCTCCAATTGTTCTACCTCCACTTCCTCCAACAGTAAAACCGCCGGTAGGAATTTGGCCTCCACAATTACCAACTCCTGGACATCCGGCTCAACCTATTTTTATTCCTGATACTCCTGATAATTCTCTACCTCCAGAACTTCCTCCTGGTTCTGTTTGGCCTCCTCTTAATCCTGGAGATGGAATTGGAGGAAAAGTTCTAGCCTTAGTTTGGCTAGTAGGTGTAGGTTACAGATGGGCTGTTTTGCAAGGTCCACAGATTTGGCCGCCAGTGGCACAACCCAAATAGTAAGTTTTAAAAATTCCTCAGGGGGAGGAAAGGGGGATAGTTTATTTTGAAGCTCCTGCTCTTCTTAGTAGACTATCCCCTTCGGATTTAAAAAGAAAGATGTTAATGTGCATTATGTATTTCGATCCAATGTGTTGTTATTGTCATAAGCAAATTGGGAACCTTGGAATATTTGAAGATGATCTAGTGTTTTGTTCCGAGGTTTGTTACGAAGCTTATAAGAAGATGGCTTCAGAAGCTCCTGAGCATAGTACAGAAAGCTTATAGAAGGATTAAAGCAATGGCACTAATGCAATCGTTGAGACAACAGCATTTTGTAGAAAAGAGTGCCGCGCCTACTAGCAGTAGAATGATTGAAGGTATGTCAGGTTTAAGTGAAGGTGTACCTAAAATGCACCCACTAAAAAGTTCTATGCCTGTTCTTAAAGCTGCAAGTATGATGCACAACTTAAAGATAAAGAAATTTAAAATGCCTAGTCTTAAGTTGCCTGGCCTTAAGATACACTAACTAGGCAAATGGATTTAACAGTTCAATTTGCGAATATAGCTCAGGAAGCTTTCTACTATGCAACAGCCCGCAATCAATGCTTTAGTGGAGGTTTTAATAATGGTAAGACTTGGGTGGGCTGCTTTAAAAGCTTTAACCTACTTAATATATTTCCTAACTATCGCATGTTGATAGCGCGCCAGAAGTATACAGATCTCAAGCGCACAACAATGCAGACATTTTTTAAACAGATGCCCAATGAGCTTATTGACGCGCATAATGAGCAGGATGGTTTTACTGTCCTTAAAAATGGCTCACTAATAAATTGGTTGCACCTGGATAATATTGATGAGAATACTTTACGTGGTATCGAACCTAATTCTATTTTAGTAGATCAGGCTGAGGAAACAGAAGAGAAAGTTTATGATGTTTTAGATGCTCGCGTAGGCCGGTGGGATGGCGTGGTAGTGCCGGTTCCACTTTTGGAAATGCACGAAAAAATCTTTGATACACCTTGGCCAATGAACAAATACGGAAAGTACATCGTGCCAAGTTATCTCATGATGCTTTGTAACCCTGATACTGAGTTTAGTTATATTTTTAGGAAATATCACCCAGATAGTCCTGAGAGAGTACCTGGATATTTTTTCTGTGAAGGTGAATGGCAGAGAGATCTTGGTTCTGAAGAAAGTTATGACCAAGCTTTAAATAGGGATGCAGAATGGGTAGATAAATATGTTAGAGGAAAGTGGGGCACAAGCCAAGCTGCGATTCACTTTATACGTAAAGATAGTATTCTAGAGCCTACAGAAGAATTGTTAGAGCTTGTTTTAACTAAAGGTAACCTATTTAGAGTTCTGGATCATGGAGATACTGCACCTACTTGTTGTTTGTGGGTTGCAGCAGTAGCAGGAGTTTATATTGTCTACAGAGAATATTATACTGCTGGTAGGATGATATCTTTTCATAGGCAATCTATATCAGAGTTAAGTGGTTTAGAATATTATAGCGGTAACTACGCAGATCCGCAGATCTTCAAAAAGCTATCACAAAAATCAGGTGGTTTTTGGAGTGTTAGTGATGAATACAGAGACTCAGATCTTGAAGCTCCTGAATTACTTTGGACTCCTGCGGACAATAACGAGTTTGCAACACGAAATAGAATTAACGAACTCCTTCAACAAAGCCCCAGGTTCAGACATCCTCTTACAAAAGAAACTAATGCACCTGGACTCTATTTTATCAAAGCTGATGCCAATTATCCTCAAGGATGTAGAGAAGCTATTAGGCAACTTGGTGCACAGCGAAAAAAATTCCTCGGTACAGTAAATGGTAAAAGTCAATATAGTGATGATAGGGATGATAATATTCCAGATCATGCTTATGATTGTATTAGATATTTTGTAGCTCAACACGGTTCACAGCCGCGCGCTTCACAAAAAAGACCCCCAAGAAATTCTTTTGCTTACTTTAACTCTCTGCTGAATAAGTCTTTAGGTTACTCTGCTAATTCTACCCAGTAGTTCTGCTAGTTCTGCTAGTTCCAACCTGCTGATAAGTACCCTCCAAAAATTTTAGTAAAGAAAGGGCGTGTCTCTAATGCCCGAAAAAGACTATAGTGCTATTTGCAATCCCTGGAAACATCGGATTGACGCTGCTAATAAAATGTTCGGGGAATGGGAGGGTAAATTTAAGTGTAAATTGCTAGAAGAATACTATGAAGGATTCCAATGGAAGCAACGGAGGGATTATCCTACTACGAATTACAATCCTTATACTCTTAATCTGGTGTATTCTACTATTAAGATCAAACTAGCGGGCGTGCTGTTTCAGAAACCTACCTATAAAATACAACCGAGCCCTGGAAATAGCCAGTGGAATTTAGATTTCGCGGTTCAAAGTGCCCAGCTAAAAGAAGATGTTCTAAATACGATAGTACAGAATCAGAATGTTAATTTTACTAAGCATATCAAGCGGGCGGCTTTAGATAGTTTTTTCAGGTTTGGAATTATAGAGGTAGGTTATGCTAATGATTGGCGAAATCCACAGAAGATAGACCCAAAGTTGAAGAGTTGGGACGAACCAGATATTCCACAACAGGATGATAAAATTGTTGATGAGAATCTGGTACCTGTGAATGAAAGATTTTACATAAAACGAATTTGGCCGCACAGGTTCAGAGTATGCGCTAGTGAAGCTACAGATTTAAATGATTGTGACTGGATGGGATACTATGATTACTATTATACCCGTACATTGCAAAATACTCCAGGTATCAATTGGCCTGATAATTATAGTGGTGGATCTTATGTTAGTGCTGAATATGCGTCCGGATTCGTGGGCGGAGGATCAGGATATGCAAGTAACGATGATACACTTAAGACACTTTATAATAGTGGAGAAATAAGCAGAGTTTGGCATATCTGGGATCAAATAAGTGGAAAAAGACTCTTGCTACTTGATGATTATGAAATGACGGAATTGTGGTCCACAGATTTTAAACGGCATCCTTTTCTTGATCTGCGGTGGGATTACAGAATCCGTGGTTTTTATCCTTTGCCACCTGTTTTCCAATGGCTAAGTCCACAAGATGAGATTAACGAAGCTAGAGAACAGGTAAGATCTTACAGAAGGCGCTTTACAAGAAAGTTTCAAACTGTTAAAGGTCTTATAGATGAGGAAGAGAAGGAAAAGTTTGCAAGTGGACCTGATGGTATTCTGATAGAAGTTAAACAAGCTGATGCTATTAAAGCTATTGATAACCCTGAAATTGGCCCAACAAGTGAGAATGCTCTAGTATTAGCTAAGGATGACTTTAATATTGTTAGTGGAACTTCGGCTGAAGCAAGGGGACAAGATTCTGACAGGGAAACTGCAACTCAAGCGAAAATTATTCAATCAAGAGCAATGATTCGTGAGAGTGCAGAACAGATGGATTTTTCACAGTGGCTGTGTCTGATAGGGCGGGAGTTACTTTGCCAACTGCAAGAAAGATTAGTTGATGGGCTTTGGGTAAAGTACACTCAAAATCCAAGTCCTGATGGTCAACCTGATCCGCAACAAATACAACAACCTACATATAAATATGTTACTAGTCAGGAAATAGACGATGGTTATGATTATGAAATAGATTTTGATGTACAAAATAGCACTCCGCAAGCTATGCAAGCTGCACAACAGAGTTTTGTTAACTTCTTAAGTTTGCTTGGTAACTTTCCTATGATAATGAAAAGTCCTGCAATGATTAGAGAAGCTGCTTATAGGGTAGGTTATAAGAATGAACAAATAATTAAACAAGCTCAACAAGTTGCGATAACGCAGGCTCAAATAGAAGCTCAACAAATGCAACAACAGCAACAATCAGGTCAAGTAGGAAGTGGCGGTGGCCCTGGTCCTGGAAACGCAGCAAAAACTCAAACTGCACAAATGCAAACTCCAGTCACTTCCCAAATCAACGAACAGTTAAGTGGGCAGATTCAGTAATTGAAAAGGAGATTCAAAAGATGATTACAGTACACTTTATTATCTTAGTACTCGCTTTCGTATTAGTTTTACTCTATGCTATGGGTGCTAGAACTCCTAAAATAGACTTAGGTTGGCTTGGATTTGCTTTGTTTATCCTAGATTTTCTATTGGTTAATATTAAGTAGGGAGAAATAAAATGGCAGAACAACAGGACACCGCAATAGACACTACACTAACTAGTGCAATCACACAAGCTGTAGCTACTCACAGAGAAATCGACCCACAAGATAAGTCTGATGTAAAAGTAGAGGACAGGGAAGATAGTCAGGACAAAAAAGATGACGAAACCAAGAAAGAAGATAAGAAAGACGATACTAAGCAGGCGGAAGCAGATCAGGACATATTAGATAGAGAACAAGGTATTGCACTAATAAAGGCGCTGCGGAATCCAGAACAGGCAGCTTTTGTTATTGACTACATGGCAAAACAAGCTGGTTACACAAAACAGACTGTTGAAACAAAGCAGGATGTTAAAGAAGCTCAAGCTGATATTAATGCTATTTTAGAACGTAATCTAGGTGAGGATTTTAAGTTTCTAGCCCCTAAGCTTGCTCCTGCAATTAAAGAAACACTGGAAGCGATGCTAGCTGCTAAAAATGGAGAAGAGCTTGGTTCTCTGAGAGCCCGGATTGAAAAACAGGAACTGCGCGAAATACAAAGTGAGACTTTAAAAACTCACAAGGATCTTTCTCAGGAGTGGTTTGGTGCAGATGATATGCCTGCAAATGTTATCCAAGAAATGACAAAAGCTATGGATGAGTTTCCTCCTAGTGATCCAAACATGACTCCCGAACGTTATTACAGAAGAATTTTTGCTTTGGTTGCTGGTGAGTTGGAACTTACTAAAACTGGAAATAAAGGGCGCGGTAGCATAGATAAAACTGCAAGAAATAGATCTGATGCTACTGCAAGAAATCTAGCCTCGCAGAATCGGGGGGTTACACCTAATGTTGATGGCGCTAATCCAAAAAAGCTTTCTTTGAAAGATGCAGTTTCGCTAGCTCTTGAACAGGTGGAACAAGCGTCTAGAAAGTAAAGACGTAAACGTGGCTCTAACGTTCGGTAATCAGACGGCTCCAAATAATATTACGACTTATCTGGACTCAGTGTTCAGCACAAGTTTAGCTAATTATAGAAAAACTCTGATTGATAACATCGGGGCAACTAATTCTATTCTATATGATCTTATTAAAGGTGAAAGCTATGAAGAAGCTGACGGCGGCACATACATAGCAGAAGAATTAATGTATGGACTCGCACCGGCGGATTCGTACGATGGCTATGATGAGCTTTCTACTTTACCTACTGATGGTATTACTCAAGCTCAATATGAGTGGCGTCAAGTAGCAAGTCCTATTGTTTATAATACTAAGGAAGTAGTTCAGAACGAACATAAAATTATTAACCTTGTTAAAGCTAGAATCCAGCAATCAGAACTTGGTATTCAAGAAGCCTGGGCTCAAGCTTTTATGTGGGGAGCAGGTGCTGGAAATATGCAAACTCCCAAAACTAGTACTGTTAATGGTTCTTATAATGTTGAGCCTTTGCCGAAACTAGTAAGTTATAATACTGCCGGTCAGGATGCTATCAGTGGAGTTAATGCGACTGGTGCAGCTTTAACTGTTGGTGGTATTCCTGAAACTCCTAATACATGGTGGCAGAATCACTGGGGAACTAGTGCAGCTACCAGTTATAGTACTTTTATGTATGAGTTAGAGAGCATGTATAATCTTACTACTTTAGGAACTGGTGGTGCCCCAAGTCATATGATGATGGATCAGGTTACCTACCAGAATTTTATTCATGCTTATTTTGCAGTTTATAAGGCTAATGCAGATGCTCTAAATAATGAGTATCCTTTTGTTGGTAAGAAGTTTTTGAATGCTAAAGTTATCATGGATGATAAAGTTCCTGATGTCTACAGTAACAGGCCCGGTACTCAAGTTGGTGGTACGGTGAATCCTGGAACTATGACTTATGGATCTTGCTACTATGTTAATGCTAAATTCTTTAAGATCCGGTATCACCCCTCAAGAAATTGGGATATGTTGAAGGATGAGAACGGTAACACTTTTGCTAAACCTATCAATGGTGATTCTCGTGTTGGCCATGTTGGTTGGATGGGAAATGTTACTGTTAATAATAGACGTAAACATGGAGTATTAGGGAAGTTTGCACGTAGTTACGCTAACTAATCTTCAAACAGTCAACTCAACAAACGGGTTAGCCCCCGACTGAAAATGTGAAAGAGGCTATAAGTGAGAACAAAGCTAATTGAATCAAATAAACCTGAAAAGTACATTCACAATGTACGAAATGTGGATACAAGTCCGCAGGGTTTGACAATTCCTACTGGATCACCTTTGGTTTTAAACCTGAGTAGTGTTCCTCAACCTCCAACTTATACAAATTCTCTACCTGCTGGATGGGAAGATGGTTTACAAGTGGTACTTCCAAATACTGCTGGTGTAAATCCAACCCAACTTTTCTTTTACGGAGTAGCTACTGGACCTATCCTAGTTCAACAATTGGGAGAAGCAGTAGTTTTTGGTGTTTGTCAAGCTGCTGTTATCAGAGGTACAAGAAGTGCTACAACTGCACCTTGGCCTTCTGGAGCTAGCGCTGCTGTGGCAAGTAACTTTTTAGTCATTGATGTTCCTAATAATGCTTTTGCAACAGCTGCTAGTGTTTCTAGTGTTGAAGCTACTATCATTCTGTTGGATAATTTTACGAGTTATTCAAGTTCTGCTTCGAGTGCAGGCGATACAAGAACTGCATTCTCACAACTTGCAAGAGCTTTTGTTAGACTTATGTAGTAAGTGATATTGTTAGTCTTTAGTTCCGTTAGCAGCTTACGTGTGTGTGTTCTGAGTAAATTCATGTGGCTACGGGGGGCTCGGAATCTTGGGTCCCCCGCTTTTAAATAAAATAGGAGAATATGAAATGGCCGCCGCCCTTAAGAAAAGATTGAAAATAGTTGTAGGAACTAACAGTTTAACTGAAGCTCAGTATCCTGCTTACACTAATCATTGCCAATTTTGGTTCAGGCTTGGTAGAAGTTATCCTGATATAGACTTTGTTTTCTCAAATCCGAGTCGAATGTCTATTGATAGAATGCGGAATATGACTGCAAAAACTGCAATAGCTACTGATGCAGATTATATTCTTTTCTTGGATGACGATGTTTTGGTAAATCCTAACTATGGGTTGAAACAACTTATCGATTGTAAAGCTGATATTGCAGCAGGTAAAGTATGTGTAAGAGGTTGGCCTTTTGATTATATGGCTTTCTTAAATGATGGGGAAGGGTTGCAAATTCTAAAGTACATGCCTAAAAAGGGCATGTTGGATGTAGATGCGGTTGGATTCTCCTTTGCTTTGCTAAAAGTTTCTTTGCTGAGAAGACTTCAGGAGCCTTATTTTATTACAGGTGTGAATCATACTGAAGATATTTACTATTGTATTAAAGCTAGGCAGGTGGTCCCAAATTGCACTATCAAGATTAATTGTGAGTGTGAGTGTGGACATATACTGTGGCCTGAAATTATTAACGAAGAAAACAGGGAAATCTACATGGAATATTTTAAGAAGATAAATAAAATAACAGAAAAAGCAAAGCCGAATGGCGCTGGTGATAGAGGTTCAGAATATCTAAAAATGGTAAAAGGACAAACTTATGCTAGTAAAAAAGCAAAAGAAGCGAGAGCTTAGACTTAACATAGGTTGTGGTAGTAATAAGATATCAGGTTATGTAAATATAGATGCTGAGAAAACTTGCAAACCTGATATCTTATTAGATATAACTAGGAACTTGTTGCCTTATAAAATAGGTACTGTAGATGAAATCTTGTTTTTTCACTCTATAGAACATATAAGTAAAGCACTACATAGGCCGGTTTTACTTGAATTTGCCCGTGTTTTAAAGCCTTGTGCTAAATTAATTATTAGTTACCCTAACTTCTGGGAATGCGCCAAAAGATGGTTCAAGAATACTAATGGACAACGTACTTTTTGGGAAGCTACACTTTATGGCAGGCAACTTTACCCAGGGGATTTTCATGTTTGTGCTATGAATCCTGACGAGTTAACTAGTATGCTTTATGAATGTGGATTCAAAAATGTTAAATCTTTCCCTGAGCCAATAGAAGTTTTTAATACTGTAACTACGTGTATTAAGAATCCAAATGGACCTATTCCAACTTATGAAACTGTAATAGCTAATGATATGAAAAATATGCTAGTAGTCAAGGGGGCTGCATAACATGGGATTGGTAGTTTCACACAAGTTTATTTCACAGAAACCTGACAGTCTGGACTTAACTCTAGTCAATCCAACAAATTGGAATGCACTTCATGCTGTTGCTGACAATTCTAGAAGTGCTTTTAATATAGATTATCTATTTACACTTACGCCAGGTGGTAATCTTACAGGTGGCATCAGTAATACTGTCACTATAAGTCCTGTGCCTGTAGGTATTAATGGTAACGATTCTAAACATGTTGTGTATTTGAGCGGCGGCACCGGGGCAGGGGAGGCTGTTTTAATTACTGGTGGCAATGCTGTAAGTGGCGCTGCAAGTGGAACTCTTACTTTCACTCCTGCTAACAATCACAGTGGGCTCTGGACTATTACAAGTGCAACAAGTGGAATGGCAGAGGCTCAGCAATATTTACTTACGAACTTTGGCGGTGGCCAGGTAACTATTGTAACAGGGCAATGGCCTATTTACGGAACTACTTTCTTCCAAGATAACATGGTATTTGCAGGTTTTGGAGTTGCTTCTTCTCTAAATCCACAGAGTAATAATGTTATTGTGTTCCAGGGTAATGTGCCTACAAAAGCTACTGTGGAATACACACTTAATTCTGATAACATCTTCTTCAGGGACTTTACAATAGATGCTATAGGGCTTGGTAATATACAAAATAACACAGGTGGAATCGTAGGGCTGAATGCAACTAATTCTATAGAGACTTGGAGTTATGTTAATATCCAAATCAACAACGTAGACTTTAATAATGTATTTAGTGCTGTGACATTCTGTAGAGTTTACGGTTTGTCTATACTCAATTGCAGGCTTTGGTTTAATAGCAAGATAGAACTTAGAGATAGCACAACTGCAAATTCTATAGCTTATTTTAATGCCAACATAACAATAGATAAACTTTGGTATAACTGGCACCCTATGAATAATCCAGCTGGTGTACAGGTTACAATGACTAATAGTATTATATTATTATTCAATTGTGAGACAACTAAGATAACAGATTCTTTCTTTGCGATGCGCGGTGGCACAACTGCTGCACAAGGTTCTGTAGCTATTACTTGTTTAGGTGGAGAAGATTATTATATATGCAGATGTGTATTCGTACAAGTGTGGTCTGCTATTGTAATAGGATCTTTCACTGCCGGTGGTCCTATTACACTTTATGCTAGTTTTATTACTATCTCGGAATGTAGTGTTGATGGTATCTGGGGACCTGGTATTGTAGTAAATCCTGGTACTGGTTCAGGTGCTAATCAGCAGTCTGATCACATACAGATAATTGGTTGTGAGATAACAGATCTTATTAAGAACCAAGGAGGCTTAGCTTTATTTATTCTGTTAAATTCTTACACACGTCAGGTTCTGATTTCTAATAACGTGTTCAGAGGTTTATTTGGTTCTACACAGCAAACAGGATTAGATATAAATAGCAATGTTAGTGATATAACTTTCGGGCAGAATCTGTGGGATAACGAGTCTGATTCTGGTGATGTTAGCGGAATTCACCCTGTTGGGATATCTCTAGATCCCAACTCTTTTAGAGTTTATGGACTAGAGAATAATCTGTTTTCAGCTATAGGGTGGGGAACTAATGTTTCTGATGCAATGGATATTGTTCCCTCAGTAGCTAATTTATTTGTTGTGTCAAATAGGCGATTTGTAACTGTTACAGGCTCTACTAGTGTTACAAGTATGATTTATAATGGAATGCCTAATGATATTATCAGGCTCTTGTTTCCAAATGCTATAACTATTGTGAAGGGTGGTAATCTTAAACTTAACAGTAACTTTGTAACAACAGGAACTGCTACAGGAACTTTAACTCTTATGTGGGATGGTACAAACATGGTAGAACTAGCAAGATCAGCGAACTAGAGAATCTGCTATGGGAAAAACAAGAGGTCAAGTTAAGGCTGAGATTCAGACTAATCTAACTGATCTCAATCTTAACTTCTACAGTCAAGAGGATCTTAATCAATCTATACAAGATGCTTATGATGATATTGTAATTCTCACACAGTGTATCCAGAAACAAGTTACAATTAACTGGATTAGTAACCTAAGCTATTACAATTTCAAGGACATGGGTGTTTATGATTACATGGGTGTGATAGCTATTTTTAATAATGTTACAAACTTGTGGCTTCGTGATGATTTAAATTTACGGGACTTTGACAGAATCAGACGTGATTGGGAAAACTGGATAGGAACTCCGCAATTTTGGGCTCCAAGTGATCCTAAAAACATAGGGATAGCACCAAAGTATCATGCTGATAATATTAAATATGGTGCTTTCGATGCAGGCTCTTTTAACAACCAGGCTTTCTTTATTAACAATAGCTCCCAATTTAGCCTTGGTAACTTTATCCTATACTATTGGGCAGTGGCTCCTATTTTAACTAGTGATAATGATACTTTCTTGATAGCCTCAGATAAAACCACCGCTTTGACAAGATATTGTACAGCGGATTTACTTGAGCAAGCACAGGAATTTAATAAAGCTGGGTCTTTCTGGCCTCTATATAATACAGATGTTCAAGAGTATGCTGATAGAGTTAAGAGAAATTGTAAGTCAGATTTGCTCTTGAGGATATGAATTATGCCACTGTGGACTAGTGAATCAATTGTGAGATTTTCTCAAGAAGGTGAGAATGATTTTGCAGAAGAGTATCCTTGTATCTTGACTAGAATGTCACTTCCTGTAGTTAGGAATCAGGCTCTTTATACACTTCCTGATGATGTTCGGTCAATACGTCGAATAACATGGCAAAGTCAAAAGATGGACCCACTTGGGCAGCGTAATATGAGAGAAGTATTCTCTTATGCTACTCAAGTAGGAAAACCCTATTGGTATGTTTTTAATAATATAGGTGCTAATAGGCTACAGTTTTTTCCTATACCTGATGAAACTATAAATCCAAGTGGTCTAAATCTCTACAGTGATGCTATTAATACTGACGTGATTATAGAATACTTTGTGTTACCTAATTATGCTAACTATGTAATTCCACAATACTTCAGGCGCCGGCTTTTAAAAGCATATGTGCTAAAAAGTTGTTTCTCTATTGAGGGGGCCGGTCAGAATTTGAAGAATCGTGATTATTTTAATAGCAGGTGGGACGGATTGAAGCAATTATATGGACAATTTCTTGATGAAATTCACAACAAGTCTAGAAAGCTATGTTTGAATGGAATCACAAGTTCTCAATTTTTCCCTGCTACTCCTGTGTTACCTGTGAGTAGATTTGGTATTGGAATTGATGATGGGTACTAGGAGATGCTAAGATGGCAGCAACTAACGAAGCTTACTTTCGAAGATATCTTGTAGATCCAACAAGTATTGATGCTAATACTCCTAAATATGGAGAAATAATAGAAGGGCCACCTGGACCACAAGGCCCTATGGGTCCACAAGGAATACCTGGACCAATAGGTTTAACAGGTCCGGCAGGAACACCAGGAATACCAGGAGCTACAGGTTCTCAAGGACCACAGGGAATCCAAGGTCCCATAGGAAATACTGGTCCTACTGGAAATACAGGTGCCCAAGGTCCTGCTGGAGTTCAAGGTGCAACAGGACTAACTGGCCCACAAGGAAATCCTGGAGTTATAAATGTTGTTCAATATCAAGGTATTGTTACAAGTTCTAGACCTAATTTAAATTTTACAACAACTGGTACAGGTGTTACGGTTACAGATGATAATGTTAATAATAGAACTAACGTATCTATACCTGGACCGGCTTCAGGTTCTAAAAGAAATAGTTCAAGTCCAAGTGGTAACTTACTTCTGACAACAACTTATCAGGATATCAGCAATCTTTCGCTGACTGCCACTGTTACTGGAGTTTATATTGTTATTGGCGTGATTGATTTTTCTGTCATTGGAGCAGGGGATAACGGCCAACTTTTACTCGGTAGATTAAATGCTATTGGAGTTCCACAAACACAACTTATTATTTTTGCAGGGCTTGATACTTCTAGGGCAACTGTTACTCAAACATGGCTAGTTGGTTTGAATTCAGGTCAAAGTATTACATTACAAGCAAGTAAAGGTGGCGGATCAGGAAGTAGTTTAGCTGGTGTCCATAGTTCACTTGCAATGATAGCAGTGCTTTAAGAGAGATCTGAAGATGCCGGAAACTTTATTTAACCACGACTTTAGTGCAGGCTGGTGTCCTTCTGACGATCAAGTTGATGGGAGGCCAAATGCTTTACTTCAGATGGATAATTTAGAACTTGATAGGAATGGCGCGCTGCAACTTATTCATGGCACGTTAGGAATTTGGGGAGGTTTTACTGGCCATGCACATACTATGTTTAGTAGATTTATAAATAATGTACGTTATGATTATAGTGCGCTTGACGACGGATCTGTTTATCGAAATCCTGTTAGTATTATAACTGGTGGGGATACTACTAATGCTGCTTTTGGAACAGCTTTCAACTTTACACTTATCTGTTCAGGTACTAAAAGATTCAAGGATAACGGCACTACTCTAGTAAATTTAGGTGTTCTGCCGCCAACACTAGCTCCTACAATAACACAGAATGTTCTTAATGCGCCTTGGGCTTTAATAGGGAACATGCAAACTAATGTGGCTCTTATTACAGGAGCTTACGCTGTTATTAGCTCTAATTATATACAAT